CCGGTGCTGCCCTGTACAGCTTTTTCTCTGCGACGCTCGGGCTGGTCGGCAAGAAAGATTGATGATGTGAAGGTTATGCTTCTTTGCAAATGATTCTGTGTGTCTCTTTCGTGCAGCGCGAAGGAGATACACTTTTTGTCTGATTGGCTTTCCGGAAGGAGAAACGGGCGCGTGAATTACCTTTTGATTATTCTTCCTAAAATGATATCCTTTGCCCTTTTACTGGTAATCGGATTTGTCTGTGCATGGAGAGGCGTGCTGAAAGACAAAGGACGTTCTACGCTTTCGGGATTACTTCTGAGCCTTGTGCTTCCAGCATTTCCCGCAGATGGTCAAACAGTTCCTTCTGCAGCCGTCCGGCGTACTGCCTTGAAAAGCCGTATTTTCGGCCAAATTGGGTGAGATTCGTCTTTGATTCCCCGTACTCGTCAAACAGCTCTTCAAATACTGCCTGATCCCTTCTCGAGAGTTTTGAAACTGCTTCCAGGATCTCCCGGAGCGTCTCCGCGCGGATCACTTCCTCCTCTGGAAGACCGTGCATGCTCCGCAGAGCGCTTTCCCTGTCAAAATCCTTCTCCGTCATGGCGTTCAGAGAGATTGTTTCTTCTTTTCGCCGGGCTTTTTTGAGATAACGCTGCCGGTCGTATTCTTTTCTCCACCGGAGGAAATCCGCTCTTGAAGACTCGATAACGATGTTTCCTCCCTCGTACGGATAATCATCCCGGAGACGGACAAAGTAGCGGTTCTTTGCGGAATCCGTCTTGAGAAAATCAAAGAATCAGTGACTACTGATTGCTCCACAATCCACAATCAATTACATTCACCATATCTATTAATCACCCAAGGGCACCTCTTCGGAGGCGCCTTTTTTTATTGCAAAAACGGCAGATTTTCCCTGTTCTCAAGGCTACCTGATAGAGGGAGCACCTCGAATAACAGCGCATGGGAGCAGTCAGTTTTCTAAAAAGGGATGACCGCATTAAGCCTTCATCCCTTTCCTTCCGAGCTGTAAACCGTCCGCAGGCAGGCAGCCAGGATCGTTGCTGATGAGCCCATCACCGGTCAGAAGAAAAAAAATTATAAATATTTTCTAAAACCGTCAAGTTTTTGGCCTCCCCAGGGCTACCTATCAGAGGGATTTCCTCAGACTACCAATTTTATATCTCAAAGCCTGATTACGTATAAGGGCCGGGATACAGATATCGCTTTCTCTGCATCAGCGGAGCAGGAATATCCGTACCCTTGGATAACTGCGCCTTTTTTGTGATCAGGCCTTCTTGTCCATGTGTGTTCCGGCTCTTATCCGTCATCCGGCGGAAAGGAGCACACATGTTTATCGAGTACAAGATCGACAGAAAACACTCCGTCATGGTGGAGGTAACGCCGGAGGTCGCGCAGTTCATCCTGGACTCCGACACGGAGATGCGAAATGCGGAACAGAGAGAAAGATATCACGTCCCCTACCACATCAATGCACTGGAGTATGAGGGTATGGAGTACGCGGATCCCGACACAACGGAGGATATCGTACTCCGTAATGATGAGAACAGAGAGCTGTACGATTGTCTGTCATTCCTCACGGAATCTCAGCTGCGGAGACTGGTCCTGAAAGCGGAAGGGATGACCCTCCGTGAGATCGCTGCGGCGGAAGGGACCTCTGTGAACGCTGTTGCGGAATCCCTTATGGCAGCCAGAAAGAAGCTTGAGAAATATCGGAAGAATTTCTGAAAACGCCCTGTACAAAACGGCCTGTTTTTCTGCGTATAGTGAGGGACATCTCTCAAATCTGTTAGAAAGGAGAAAAAGCCAATGTACGAGAAACTGCCGCAGGAGCTGAAGGATCATGCCCTCTTCTGTGGATGGAAGTATCAGACGCGTGACGGCAGAAGGACAAAAGTCCCGAAGACCGTTACCGGGCGGAATGCTGTCATCAGCGACCCTTTGGACTTCTGCGGCTTTGAGGAGATCTTGAAAGCCAGGGATCTCGATGGGATCGGGATTGCCGTCAGAGATGGACTGGCAGCCATCGACATCGATCACAGTGTCGTGGATGGTCATCTGTCGGATCTGGCAGCGGCGATCGTGGAAAAGACCCGGAGCTATACGGAGATCAGCCCATCCGGGGAAGGCATCCGCATCATCGGGAAGGCTGAAGGCTTCTCCTATGACAGAGACCGGTATTACGTCAACAACCATAAACTTGGCCTCGAAGTCTACGTATCCGGCGGAAAGGGACAGTTCGTCACCGTGACCGGCAACGCGATCAGGGACTGCCCGATAAGGGACATATCGGACGTACTGCCGGAGATACTGGAGGATTACATGCGTAGATCTGCTGTGCGACAGCAGGAGGACCGTGCAGGCGTAAATGGCAGTTTCCTGGCAGATGAGGAAGTGATCACCAGGGCCGGAGCAGCTGTAAACGGCGGGAAGTTTACCGCCCTCTATAACGGGGACGTCAGCAGCTATCCGTCACAAAGTGAAGCGGATCTGGCATTCATGACGATACTGTCTTTCTGGTGCGGCGGAGATGAGTCCCAGATGGACAGAATCTTCCGAGGGAGCGGCCTGTACCGGCCTAAGTGGGAACGTGCGGACTACCGGGAATCGACTATAAGGAAAGCCATAAACGGCACTGCGGAGTTCTACAGGCCACTGGAAGGTACGACAGCAGCCGAGGACTTCGAAACCCTGGGAGATGCCAGGGATTCCCCGGGAGACCCGATACCGCTTGACGGCATGACTGTTCCGGCCTTCCCTGTGGATGCCCTGCCGGAGGATATACGGGCCTATGTGCTCGCTGTCGCGGAGAGCACCCAGACGCCAGTGGACGTTGCGGCATGCGCGGCCCTGGCTGTCCTCTCGATCGGCATGCAGGGGAAATACGCGGTAAGGCCGAAGCCTGACTGGACGGAGCCGGTGAATACCTTCATCGCCGTGTTCATGCCGCCCTCTGAACGCAAGTCTGCTGTCTGTGCTGCCATGGGAAAGCCCATGAACGACTACGAGAAGGAATGGAACAGGCAGCATGCAGCGGACATAGAATTCAGCCGGTCGCAGCGCAGCATCCTCGAACGGAAGCTCAGAGCCCTGGAGGACCAGGCCGCAAAGGGAAAGGCATCCATGGATGACGTCAGGGCGGCGTCTGATGAGCTGTCAGCCCTCCGTAACTGGAAGCCCCTGCGCTATTACGGGGATGACGTGACCACAGAGAAGCTTGTCAGCATGATCGCCGAGAACGGCGGGAGGGCTGCCATCTTCTCCCCGGAGGGTGGGATCTTCGATCTCCTGAAAGGGATGTACACCAGATACGTAAATATCGACGTGTTCCTGAAAGGCTATTCCGGAGATCCCATCCGCGTGGACAGGATCGGGCGTGAAAGCAAAGTCATTTACGATCCGGTCCTCACCGTCATGCTGATGGCGCAGCCGAGCGTCCTCGCCGGTGTGATGGAGAACGGGAACTTCCGGGGACGCGGTCTGACGGCCAGGTTCCTTTACTGCATCCCGGAGTCAAATGTCGGAAAGAGGAAGTACCGGTCGGAACCCATCCCGCAGGATGCCTGGCGGAGATATGAGCGGTGCATCAGGAACGTACTGGCGGATGAGCCGAAATACCAACCGGAGGTCATTACACTGTCTCCGGAAGCGGATCAGATGCTCGAAGCCTTCTCGGAGGAACTGGAGCCGAAGCTGAAGACAGAATACGCGGCCATCTCTGACTGGGCCGGAAAGCTCGTGGGAAACACCGTGAGGATCGCGGCACTCCTATGCAGGTCAGAGGTCTTTGTGACCAGGGATTTCCTGGACGCCTGGAACAGCTGCATCAGCGGCAGAACCATGGCAGACGCGATACGGATCGCAAGGTATTTCATCGAACATGCAAAAGCGGCATTCTCGCTGTTGGGAGCAAACGAAGGAATACAGAACTGCAAATATGTCCTTGCAGCTATCCAGAAGGCAGGGCTTACGGAAGTCAGCCGGAGGGACGTCATGCGGCTGTGCAGGACGCTGCGGACGAAGGAAGTCGTCCAGGCTGTTCTGGATCAGCTTGCTGAGTACGGATATCTTACGGAGAAAAAGCCGGACCGTCAGCCGAGGCGCGGAAGGAATCCGACAGCGGTCTATACGGTGAATACATGCCAGACCGGTGAGAAATGAATTCTGTCCCTGTTCTTGTCCAATTTGTGTCCCATGAGGCCAGTCGGTGGAAAGCCAGTAACTACAAGGAAAAATAAATAGTGTCCTTTTTGTCCTTTGTGTCCCTAGGAGTTTTGAGGGAATCTGCGATGCGGGAAACATGTGTGGCAGGTAGATGAATACCACAGAGAGGAGGGGAAGGAATTGTGTCCTGTTTGTCCTTATCCATATAACTTCAGCCTTTTAAAAGAAATATATATATATTTCTGTGATTATCTTCTCCTGCCTTGGGACAAAAGGACAAAAAGGACAGAAATCGATATTTGCCCGTATTTACTGGGTTTTCAGGTATTCGAGCAGAAAGGGCAGAGTTGGACAGAAAGGACACAAATAGAAACGACTGTGTAAATCCATTACAGGAAAGGAGGGTCATATGAACCTGATACCCATGGGCTTTTATAGTGAGGACGGAGATGTCCTCTGCCTCATGAAGGCCTCGGATTACAGCGACAGTAACTATGACGGCATTCAGCTCCGGAAGTCGAGGGATGGAATGCCGGTCATCATCTCACGCAGCAAAAAGACTGCACCCCTGATGTGGAAGGTCGCCTACGGATTCTCGACGATCTTCTTCCGCACCTTCGAAGAAGCAGTCGGATTCTGCAACAGCAGAGGTATGGAGATCGTGAAAAGAAGCCAGGACCGGGAGGCTTCGGAGAGGAGGAACTGATCATGATGAAGACCAGGTACCATCCTCTTGTGGACGGGGATACGGAGGGAACAGACAAGCGGCCCCTGTTCATGACAGAGGATGAGGCCGCAGCCAGGGACAACCACAGTTACTACCTGGAGGAAATGATTCCCCGGTTCTATCAGCTGCGCCGCGGCAGCAAAAAAGCAGCCATCGGATGGGAGGGATTCCGCGTCCACTGCCCCCGCTGCGGCGCTGTGATGGACAGGATCTCCTCCGGTAAGGGAAACAGACAGCTGCCCATGTATATGTGCAGGGCATGCATCAAAGAAAGGAAGGTATGACTATGTCGAATTACAAACTGCATAAACTTAACAAAAAAGGGAGATGGTTCCACGCAAACGATACTTCTTTTACGGACGAATACGCAGACGAGCGTCTGGATCTGTTCCTGCGGAGCAGTGTTGTCAAAAAGGAGAATGGTAAATACGGAAATGTTTACAGGCTCCATGCAAAAGAACCCCATACGGTAGAGATGGCACTGGACTATGATATCGGCTGCCCCAAATGCGGAGCGCAGCTCAGGCTGATCGGTCGATGCCTTAACTCACATGAGCTTGGGCTGTATACCTGCCCTGTATGTGATAAACGATAAGGAGGTTTCATTATGGATTACAGAAAACTGACGGCAGCCTGTACCCTCGCCGGATATGAACGAAACTTCATGAACTTAATGCGCGGTGACAGAATCGCCGAACAGAATATGGCGGAAGGCCTCATGGCCGAAACAGCCGCTTTTGCAATGCCTAAAAGCCTGGACGATAAATATGAAAACGCCATCACGGAAAAGAGCATCCTGCGGCAGTTCTCCACTGTGTTCTCACAGTACAGCGGTTCTTCCCACATCCTGGCGGCGATGTCGGACGATCTGGCAGAGTGCGTTCCAGAAAACGGTGCGATCGATATACAGGATGCCTCCAACGATTTCACCCAGATTCCTATTGGCCGGTATAAGCTTGCTGCCCTGCTCCGCCTTCCCGGCAGTTTTGTGGCCGATGCCGCTTTCGACCTTGAAGGGTATCTGGTCAGGCGTCTTGCATCTGCTTTTGCCAAAGCGGAGGACCGTTACTTTATCTCCGGCAGCGGCGTGGATGAACCTGTAGGCCTACTCCATGCCACAGAAGGTGCAGAGAACGGTGCTTCTGCAAATCAGCTCTCTTATGATGCAGTGATCGACCTTTACTACTCCGTTAAGCCGGAGTACCGCAGGAACGGTGTCTGGCTCATGAACGATGAGACTGCACAGACCCTGAAAAAGCTGAAGGATGATGCCGGCAACTATCTCTGGCGTGGCAGCGATGACACGGTCATGGGGAAACCTGTCATGATCACGGAATACATGCCGGACGCAGAAGCCGGAGCCAGGCCGATCCTGTTTGGGGATCTCAGTTATTACTGGATCGTCAAACGCAGCCCGGTGACAGTAAGGATGCTCAGGGAACTGTTCGTTCTCAATGGGCAGATCGGATATATGGCGTTCGAACTTATCGATGGGAGACTGGTACGCAGGGAGGCTGTGAAAGCTCTTAATATCGCCTCCGAATAACTGTTAAGCCCGTGGGTTTTCCTCCTTCCCACGTCAGCTTATAGGGCAGTCAGGTGTCCTCCTTTTCCCTGGCTGCCCAAAACTTTTTAGAAAGGGAGGGCGGGGTCAAATCTCCAGGAACCGCTTCTTCTGGGAACGGCGGCCAGTGTCGTGCGTAAAATTCACAATTCAAACGAGGTATTAACAGGATATAGTGCCCTGAAACTGCCGAAAGAGGATGTAGAGTGAAGTATTCATAATTATTTTTCCGAAACCGTCATTTTTCACCTCCTGCCAAGGCTACCTGATAGGAGGTGATATTTATGACAAAAGAGAAGAAAACACTGACAGCTGAGTATCAGACGGAGCAGGAGGACCAGATGACGGCGGAGCAGCAGAAAGCCTTTGATGAGTTCCTTGATTATATGGCAGATCTCTACAGGAAGTATTCTTATCTCTTTGACGAAGAGGACCTGCATACAGGAGAGACAAGCAGTTAAGCGGAATGTCTGGATATCTTTTCCTGCAAAACACACGCACTCCCCCGCTGATAGTTGTTTGTCGGCACGACATAATAAGTGCGGGACAATCAGCACACAAGGAGAAAGCGCCATGAATAAAAAGACAAAATGCTATACGTACCTCAGAGTTTCCACAGAGAAGCAGGTGGATGGCTACTCGATCGATGCACAGAGGAAGAATGTTCAGAAGCTCGCGGATCTGAAGGATTTCGAGATCGTTGAGGAGTATGTGGATGCCGGCTTTTCAGGGGCGGACATACAGAATCGGCCTGCGTTCACTCAGATGATGAAGGACATTCAGAGCGAGAAGGATGGTGTAAAATATGTTCTGTCCTTTAAGCTCTCACGTCTCGGAAGGAATGCGGTCGATACGCTTGAGAGCCTCCGCAAGATGCAGGAGCACGGGGTCAACATTCTCACGGATGACGGCGCAGTGGATTCCTCCTCTGCATATGGGAATTTCTTTATCCTTATCATGTCAGGACTGGCTGAGATGGAGAGAGAAAATATCCTTGCCCAGACTTTTGCCGGAAGGGTCGAAAAGGCCAGGCAAGGGCGTTATAACGGTGGTCAGGCTCCCTATGGGTACAGGATCCGGCCTGCTGCTAATAAGAGTGAAAAGGGCATTTTGGAGATCAACGAGGACGAGGCTCCTCTGATCAGACTTATTTTCGACCGCTATGTGAACCATGAACGGGGAGACGGAAGAGTCGCTGAGTACCTCGTTTCTCATGGATATAACAAAGCCGTCAGAGGCAATGGGAAGACAATCTATATTGATGAGTCCTTTGTCGGCAAAGTAATCAGGAACGAAGTCTATTGCGGTGAGATGGTATATGGGAAACGGAAGGTCATAAAGAATCCGAAAACCGGACGGATGACTGCGAGACTGAGAAACCCCTCAGAGTGGTACAGGGCAGAAGGGTTGCACGAACCCATCATATCCAAAGAACTGTTTGAGGAGGCCCAGAAGGTTCGGAAGAGAAATACTACATTTCAGCCCAAGGTATTTGACCCAAACCACGCAGCAGTGTTTTCCGGGATTCTCGTTTGTCCTATCTGCGGTTCCAGAATGCATGGAGTCGGAGGCCTGGGGAAAATCAAACTGGACGGTAAGCACGGCGGAGGTTCGTATTATTACGCTTGTTCCAGTCATCGCAGACGATCTGGAGGTTTTCGATGCTCTTATTCAAAAGGATGGCGGCAGGATAAGATTGATGCGCTGATGGCCAACGTCATTGTGCAGACTGTCAGTAATCAGCAGTTTCGAGATGATCTAAAAAGCCGGTTGGGACAGGCGGTCGACACAAGTGAGGCTGAAGCACAGGTTGAGGAGCTAACGAAGCAGATCAGGAACAAGACGAAGACTTTAAAGAGGAAATCCCTGGCAATCGACAATTTTGATTGGGATGTGAGCAATGCGGATGCGCTTTATGATACACTGAACGAAGACTACACAAGAATTCAGAATGAAGTGCTGCTCCTGGAGAAAAGTCGTGAGGAGGCCGAACTTCTCATTTCCAACATCAAAAACCAACAGATAACAAGAGACGGTATTTTCAAGTTCATTCAACAGTTTGGAACTGTGTATAAGCACCTGACTGAAGTTGAAAAGAAGGAACTGGCGCTCAAGCTCATGGAAAAGATAGAGATATTCCCGGAGGAGCAGGAGGACGGCTCGATTATTAAAAGCGTTACCTTCCGGTTCCCTTTGAACATTAATGGTGAGAAGCTGAATCAGCTTGCCTTAGAGGGACAAACTTCTGAAGACAGGGTTGAGACTGTGTGCCTCTTGAGTAAGTGAATACCTCACTCTCACATCAAGCTTTCTCTGGACATGGATGGCTGCCTGGTGTATGACAGATGGAATTATGGTCGGATCGGAACAAATAGATTCTTTTAGTGAAACCATAGTAAAAGCGGCACTCACGCCGTATAAAAAGTAATGGAGGGGCAGCATGGAGAATGCTTTTGGAGAAAATACCAGGAAACTTGGTTTCGGAATGATGCGGCTTCCCGAACTGCAAACATTCGGAAAGTATGGGAATATAGATATCGAGCTTACCAGGAAGATGGTGGATTATTTTATATCTGAAGGATTTACTTACTTTGATACGGCCTGGATGTATTGTGGATTCAAGAGTGAGGATG